GATCACCTTTACCGACTATCTGGAATAAACGGGAATTATGGAAGGAGGCGGATTGATATGGCGATGCAGCAAAAATCACCGGGAAATGCACACCAAAAGCGGAACTGCTGGCAGCGGGGAAATGGCTCCTACAGCATGAGGGGCGAACTGCGCCGGGGCATTTCCCTTAATAAAAAATATCTGAACCGGAAGGTCCGGCACAGCAGTAAGCAGGCGTTAAGGCACGGCGAATACAGGCGCGTGTGTAAGACCTTACATATGGTGGAGTTCTCATAAAACACCATTGGACACAGGAGGGAAAGTGATGCTGACAGAGAAAATAAAAGAACAGATATTCGCAGTCCGCGGCAGCGGGGCGGCCAACATGTGCGACATGGCTGCGGTGCAGCGGGCGGCATTTGACAGGGGATTCTACGAACTGGTGCTTTTTATCGAGGAAAACAGGGATGCTTATTGGGATTTTATCCTTACGGGCAAGGAATGACACGGCGGGGCGGCTTTCAGGGAAGGGAGGCCGCCCACCATAATGTACACAATCCCCGGCGCATATCTTTGTCACATTTGCGGTGCAGATATGAGTGGATAATACCTGCATTCAGAGGTAACATGTGTACTACCAAAAGGAAAACGGAGGGAAACAGGATGCTGAACAGGAAATTTGAAGGGGCGACACTTTTCGAGATCGACTACACACCGAAGGGGACAAAGGAAATGAAGACCGTCAAGGTATGGGCGGGGAACCGGCTGGACGCATCAAACTACATGATACTGAACCACATTTGGGGAAAGCAGCATGAGATCAGGGTTGCAACAGCCAACTTTTTGAAATAAGGGAGGAAAACAGGATGAGGGCAGAAAATACATTACAGTTCATGGCGGATTTTTACCCGTCGATATTCCCCACAAGGAAGCACTGCTTAAACTTCCTGTTCTGCGGTGTAGGGAATGGATACGAATGGGTAAAGGGCGAGCTGGTGGATGAGGACGGGAAATTTGAAAAAAGGTACAGACTTATTAAGCCGGTGAAGAAAGCGGAGTTTGACCGTGAGCGGGACTGGTGGGTAAGATACCGTCTGGAACTGGAGATGCATGAGGAAACAGGGAAGCGGATCAACCCGGATTATTTCTTCGAATGGTCGCAGCCAAGCAGGGAATATTCCTACATCTACCATTTCCCCAAAAACATCAGGCCGGACTGGAAGGAGCTGCTGGAGGAATGCAGGCAGATGCTTAAGGAGGATGGCGTGGAGATTTAGCCGCGCCATAATGTACACAATTCCCGGCTGTTATCTCTGGTACATTTATGAAGCAGATATAAGTGGATAATACCTGCGTTCAGAGGTAACATGTGTCTAACAAAAGGAAAACGGAGGGAAAAAGGATGGTAAGAAAAGGGGTAATCGGGATACCGCAGGACGGAAGGATGACAGCCTGCAGCTATACGGTAAAGCATTTTGAGGAAGGGAGCGTTTTCGGGATTGACGGCGGGAGGATTTCCAAACTGGCCATAAAGATAGACGGGAAGACCACCTGCTGCTACGACAGGGGATGGGACCGCGAGCCGGAGGATGACGCGACAAAAGCGGCGCTGGCGATCCTGATCATGGAATACAACTAAGGAGGGAAAAACACAATGAAGGAAATTTACAACGGATATGAACTGAGTACGGCATGGGATGATGAGGCGCTTGGGTTTGGATTCAGCGTCCATGACAAAAAGGGCATGGAGGTTTCCAAAAGCATAGACCCATATTTTTATGAAGAGAACGCACTGACAGCGGCAAGGGCAGCGGCGGACGCGCTTCCGGCACAGGAATAAATGATAAATACATAGCAGCGGAAAGGGGCTTCTTTGGGAGCCCTTTTCTGCTGCGGAAATTTAAGGGAAGGAGGCGGCACAGGTGCAGAGCGGAAGGAAACCAAAGCCCACGGCGGTCAAGGCGCTGGAGGGCAACCCCGGCAAGCGCAGCCTGAACACGGGCGAGCCGAAGCCGGAGAAAAAAGCGCCCCGCTGTCCGGCATGGCTGGAGGGCGAGGCGAAGAAAGAGTGGAAGCGGATGGCAGGGCAGATGGAGAAGCTGGGCATCCTCACGGAAATAGACATGGCGGCTTTTGCCGGGTACTGCCAGGCCTATGCCAGATGGAAAGAGGCGGAGGAATTCATCACCCAGCACGGCACCATCGTGAAGACCCCTTCCGGCTACTGGCAACAGGTCCCGCAGGTATCCATCGCACAGACCTATTTAAAGATCATGAACCGTTTCTGTGAGCAGTTCGGCCTTACCCCTTCCTCCCGGAGCCGTATCGTGGCGGAGGGCGGCGAGGACAAAGAGAGTGACACGATGGAGCTTTTGCTCTTTAAGGGAGGCGGCGGATAGTGTTTGATGAGGAAAAGGCAAAGCGCACCGTGGATTTCATAGGCTGCCTGAAACATACCAAGGGGAAGTGGCGGGGGCAGCCCTTTGACCTGCTCCCGTGGCAGGAGGCCATCATCCGGGATGTGTTCGGCACGGTGAAGGAGAACGGGTACCGGCAGTACAACACTGCCTATGTGGAGATTCCCAAAAAGAACGGGAAATCGGAACTGGCGGCGGGAGTTGCCCTGTATATGACCTGCGGCGATAATGAGTGGGGTGCGGAGGTTTACGGCTGCGCTTCCGACCGACAGCAGGCATCCATCGTCTTTGACGTGGCGGTGGATATGGTGGAGCAATGCCCGGCATTGAAAAAGCGGATTAAGCCCGTTATGTCAGTGAAGCGGCTGGTGTATAAACCAACCAACAGTTTCTACCAGGTATTATCAGCGGAAGCCTACACCAAGCATGGGCTGAACGTCCATGCGGTCATATTTGATGAACTGCACAGCCAGCCGAACCGGGAGCTGTTCGATGTCATGACCAAAGGCTCCGGCGATGCCAGGACGCAGCCCTTATTCTTCCTCATCACCACAGCCGGAACGGACAGACATTCCGTATGTTTTGAGCAGCACCAGAAGGCGGAGGACATCCTGCAGGGGAGGAAGGTTGACCCCACATTTTATCCCGTTATCTACGGCGCGTCCGATGACGCGGACTGGTCATCGGAGGATGTGTGGAGGAAAGCGAACCCCTCGCTTGGGCATACCATTGACATTGAGAAAGTGCGGAATGCCTATCTGAGCGCGAAGGACAATCCGGCAGAGGAAAATATCTTCCGGCAGCTTAGGCTGAACCAGTGGGTGAAACAGTCCACAAGGTGGATGCAGATGGAGAAGTGGGATGCCTGCGCCTTCCCCGTGGATGAGCGGGAAGTGCTGGGGCGGGAGTGCTACGGCGGGCTTGACCTGTCAAGCTCCATTGACATCACCGCCTTTGTCCTGGTATTTCCTCCGAGAAATGACACGGAGAAATACATCCTCCTGCCATACTTCTGGATACCGGAAGAAAATATGCGCCTGCGGGTGCGCCGCGACCATGTGCCCTATGATGTGTGGGAGCGGCAGGGATATTTGCAGATCACCGAGGGCAACGTGATCCATTATGGTTTTATTGAGAATTTCATTGATGATCTCGGAAAGAAATTTCATATAAAAGAGATCGCTTTCGACAGGTGGGGCGCAGTGCAGATGGTGCAGAACTTGGAAGGCTTGGGATTTACAGTCGTTCCCTTCGGGCAGGGCTTTAAAGATATGTCGCCGCCCACCAAGCGGCTGATGGAGCTGGTGCTGGAGAAGAACATTGCGCATGGCGGGCATCCCGTCCTGCGGTGGATGATGGATAACATCTTCGTCCGCACAGACCCGGCAGGGAACATCAAGCCGGACAAGGAAAAATCCACGGAGAAGATAGACGGCGCGGTCGCCACTATCATGGGATTAGACCGTGCGATACGGAACAGCGGCATCAGCACGGGCAGTGTGTACGATGAGAGGGGGATTTTATCCTTTTAGGATGGTAGGTTTTATGCTATACTGGACACGGAAAAAGGAGCCAGTGAGGTACAGGATGATGAAACCAGATGAAATTTTGCAGTATTGCCTTGATAATTTAGAAGGGACGGTCATGGTCAGCAGTTGGGGAGAAAAGGGGATATTCTATAATCCCGGAAACCTCCTGAAACGCGGTGTCTATGTCCTGACAGTAAAGGAAAAGGACGGGGACAATGACAAGAGTTCAAGGCTGAACAGGGAAGATATTTACCGGGTGAATATCGGTGTAAGGAAGAATACGTTCATTAAACTGTTCGGTAAGATACCGGGGCGTCCGGGCAAAGGCGGGATTGTTGACATGGATTATGATTTTTCCGCCACTGGAGAAATTCTCCCGCATCCGGTGTATGCATGGATGGGGTGGATATGTGCGCTGAATCCCACGGAACAGTTATTTGAGGAATTAAAGCCATATATTCAGGAATCCTATGAATATGCAAAAGAAAAATTCAAGAAAAGGAAATCGTAAAAGCAGATTTTTATTTCAGGCAGCATCTCTTCGGAGGTGCTTTCTTTTTGCCCATTTTTAGGAGGTGCCTATGAGACTACCATCCATTTTTGGAATGAGGGGTGCGAGGGATAAGCCAAAGGACAGCTACGGCGGCCAGGCTTATTCCTTTTTCTTTGGGAGAAGCACCAGCGGAAAGAATGTGAATGAGCGTACCGCCATGCAGACCACGGCGGTCTATTCCTGTGTGCGGATACTGGCGGAGGCGGTGGCATCGCTCCCCATCCATGTGTACCGCTATACGGAGACAGGAAAGGAGCGTGTGTATGACCACCCATTATACTATCTGCTCCATGACGAGCCAAACCCGGAGATGACTTCCTTTGTTTTCCGGGAGACGCTGATGAGCCATCTTCTCATTTGGGGCAATGCCTACGCGCAGGTCATCCGGGACGGGAACGGCAGGGTGCTTTCCTTATATCCGCTATTGCCGGACAAGATGGAGGTTGACCGTGACGAGCATGGTCAGCTTTTCTACACCTATACCCGGGACACCGATGAGAACCCCAACTTTTCCGAATACGGGCGTGTGCGCCTTAAGCCGGAGGATGTGCTGCATATACCGGGGCTTGGCTTTGACGGGCTGGTGGGGTATTCCCCTATCGCAATGGCGAAGAATGCCGTGGGCATGACGCTGGCCTGCGAGGAATACGGTGCGTCCTTTTTCGAGAACGGTGCCACGCCGGGCGGTGTGCTGGAGCATCCGGGGGTACTGAAAGACCCGGCAAAGGTAAGGGAGAGCTGGCATTCCGTTTACGGCGGCTCCAAGAATGCCGGGAAGGTCGCCGTTTTGGAGGAGGGCATGAAGTACCAGCAGATCGGGATTCCCCCGGAAGAGGCACAGTTTTTGGAAACGAGGAAATTCCAGATAGATGAGATCGCGCGGCTGTACCGCATCCCGCCGCACATGGTGGGGGATTTGGATAAGAGCAGCTTTTCCAACATCGAGCAGCAGTCACTGGAATTCGTGAAATATACTTTAGACCCGTGGGTGATCCGGTGGGAGCAGTCCATACAGAGGGCGTTATTTCTCCCGCAGGAGAAGAAAGAATATTTCGTGAAGATGAACGTGGACGGCCTGCTCCGTGGCGACTACCAGAGCCGGATGAGCGGCTATGCGGTGGGGCGGCAGAACGGGTGGCTCTCCAGTAATGATATCCGCGAGATGGAAAATATGAACCTTATTCCGGAAGAGGAAGGCGGCAACCTATATCTCATTAACGGAAACTTATGCCAATTAAAGGACGCAGGAATATTTGCCGGGAAGGGCGGCGGGCAGGAGAATCAGCCACAGGAAAGATAACGGAATAAAGAAATAGAGACAGGCGGAATGTTCTGCCTGTTTTTCTATGCAGAAAGCGAGGTCAGCAGAAATGAAGAGGAAGTTCTGGAACTGGATCAAAAATGACGCGGGCGGGGAGGAGGAGCGCACCCTCGTGCTGAACGGTGAGATTTCGGATGAAACGTGGTACGGGGATGAGGTGACGCCCGCCCTGTTCGCAAAGGAGCTGAATGCCGGGAGCGGGAACATCACCGTGTGGATCAATTCACCGGGAGGAGACGTATTCGCCGCAGCACAGATTTATAACATGCTCATGGAGTACAAAGGCGATGTGACCGTAAAGGTGGACGCGCTGGCGGCTTCGGCAGCCTCCGTTATCGCTATGGCAGGCACCACGGTGCTGATGTCGCCCCTTGCCATGATGATGATCCACAATCCCATCACCGTGGCAATCGGGGATTCCAAAGAGATGCAGAAGGCGGGGGAGATGCTGGATGAAGTGAAAGAGGGCATCATGAACGCCTACGAGATCAAGACCGGGATGGACCGTAAGAGGATATCCCACCTCATGGATGCGGAATCGTGGTTTAACGCGAAGAAGGCCGTGGAGCTGGGCTTTGCGGACGGCATCCTGCACGGGAAAGAAGATACAGAAGAAAGGGATAAAGAGAAAGAGCTGGAAGGGCTGATGTTCTCCCGGACGGCGGTGACCAATTCCCTGCTGACCAAGCTGATTCCGAAAAAGCCGGAGGCAAAAGTACCCATTGAGCAGTTAGAGAAGCGTTTACAGTTATTATCACATTAAATTTATGGAGGGAAATGTTATGAGCAGGATTTTGGAACTGAGGGAGAAACGGGCAAAGGCATGGGAGGCGGCAAAGAAGTTCCTCGACAGCAAGCGCGGCGAGGACGGGCTGCTTTCCGCAGAGGACACCGTCGCCTATGAGAAGATGGAGAAAGAAGTGGTGGATTTGGGGAAGGAGATCGAGCGCCTGGAGCGGCAGGCTGCCATTGACGCAGAATTAAGCAAGCCTACCTCCGAGCCAATCACCAACAAGCCGAATAACCACCCGGACGGGGAGGAAAAGACGGGCAGGGCGACTGATAATTACAGGAGGACGTTCTGGAACGCTATGCGCCGGAAGAACTTCTTCGATGTGGAGAACGCCCTGCAGGTGGGTACGGATTCCGAGGGCGGCTACCTTGTGCCGGACGAGTTCGAGCATACGCTGGTGGAGGCTTTGGAGGAAGAGAACTGTTTCCGGGGCCTTGCCACAGTCATCCAGACTTCCAGCGGCGACAGGAAGATTCCCGTGGTGGCATCCAAAGGCGAGGCGGCATGGATTGATGAGGAAGGGGCATACCCGGAATCGGACGATTCCTTCGGGCAGGTATCCATCGGCGCGTTCAAGGTGGCGACCATGATCAAGGTATCGGATGAGTTACTGAATGACAATGTATTCAACTTAGAGGCTTACATCTCCAAGGAGTTCGGACGCAGGATCGGGACCAAGGAGGAGGAAGCCTTTTTCATTGGGGACGGCAAAGGCAAGCCTACTGGCATCCTGAACGCCACGGGCGGCGCTTCCGATGGCGTGACCACTTCCACGGCGAATATCACCTTTGATGATGTGATGGATTTATTTTATTCCCTGAAAGCGCCTTACCGTAAAAAGGCTGTGTGGGTGCTGAATGACACCACCGTGAAAGCCCTGCGGAAGTTAAAGGATAACAATGGAAATTATATCTGGCAGCCGAGTGTGCAGGCAGGGGTGCCGGACATGATTTTAAACCGCCCTTACCACACATCTTCCTATGTGCCGGAAGCAGCGGCGGGCAGTAAGGTGATGGCATTTGGAGACTTTTCCTATTACTGGATTGCTGACAGGCAGGGGCGCTCCTTCAAGCGTCTGAATGAACTGTTTGCGGCAACCGGGCAGGTGGGATTCCTCGCAAGCCAGAGGGTGGACGGCAAGCTGATCCTTGCCGAAGCGGTAAAGACCATGAAGGTGAAATCTTCTGCATCATCGGGATCATAAGAAGGGAGGCGGCATGGATGGCAGTCCTGACATTGGAGGAAACGAAGCAGTATCTCCGGGTGGACAGCAGTGATGAAGATTCCTTTATTTTGGGATTGATCGAGACCGGGGAAAATCTGTGTGCGGATGTGGCGCGGATGGAGATAGCAGAACTGGAAGCGCATCTTCCGATGGCGCGGATTGCCGTCCTCTATGCCGCCGCCTATCTGTATGAACACCGGGAGCAGGCAGACCACGGGGAATTAGTTCAGACGCTGCGCGCCCTTTTATTCGGCATACGGAAAGAGGTGTTCTGATGGCGCTTGGGGAATGGAAGGACAAGATTATTATTCAGAAAAGCATGGCGGGTAATGACAGAGCCGGGAACCATGTGCTGGCATGGCAGGATTATTACACCTGCCACGCCTATGTGAACAACCTTTCCGGGAAGGAGTATTGGGAGGCGGCGCAGCTTAATGCGGAGAAAGAAGTGTTTTTCCTTATCCGCTATTGCAGCGAAGCCGCCGCCATCGACACGGAGCATTTCCGCATTATCTTCCGGGAGCAGATTTATAACATCACATTTATCGACAACGTGAAATATCAGAATAAAACCATAAAGCTGCGGGCGG